TGCAACCATTAAATTTCGATCCCAGCCCTATGTGAATCCCCCCGGTCGAATAGCCCCCGGCAATATCCACGGCTTCCACTATCTCATTTCCGAGAAACGTCTCAGCGAAGTTGGCGCCCTCATAGCCCGGAGCCAAAAGCGTGAAATAGGTCCTGGCAAACATCCGCGGCTTCATCTCCTCGTGTATAGCGTTGTTGTAGCCGTACACGCGCTGCCACGATACCTTTATGTCGCGGTGGCTAAGGCGCCATATCTTCATCGCCTCAGCGAGCGTGATGTCATTGATGCCGTTTAGGCCGTAGAGCTCCCCGGGCACAAACACCGTGCCTCCGGCACCCGCCCACTGGAGGTCGAACGCCGCCGTGTCAGGCCGCCCCAGGTTCACCATCACCTGGCGGCGCTCCTCAGCGGTCAGCGCCTGCTCGTTCTTACGCAGCATCAGCGCCGGAAAGTCCGGCTCCGGCATCTCCGCACCCTCCCCAGTGTCGCGCACCATCACCGGGCTGAGCTCCGTGCGGTCGGCCTTTTCCAGTTCCAGGGCGCGGCCGCGGTCGCCGGCAAAGGCAGTGCCCGCCTCCTCCCCAAGGTCAAGGTCCGAACCGGTAGGCACCAGCGACGAACCGGTCCAGCGGTACGCCTTGTTGGTCGCCGGGCAGTAATACGTCTTACCCTTCAGAGGAACGTAACCCTCCTCCGACTCACGCCCCATGCAGAGCGCATGTTCCTCGCCAAGCTCCCACTTCGGGTAATACTCCGGCGCCTGGGGTTTCCCCGTAGTACTCGACGGCGTAACCTCCAGGATAAACCGGTTAGGCCCCACAAGGTAAAGCACACGGTGGAACGCGTCACGCAGATTACCCTCATACCGCTCCCCGGCAAAGGCCGCCACATTCAAAGCCATCCCGTCGAAGTCCATCGCATCGTCAACATACGACGGCAGAAACCGCCCCGGCACACGTCCCGACTCATCAAGCGGAGCGATGCCCGGCACCGTAGCCGTGCCCGCATCGTCGGTCACCGTCCGCTCAGGCGCGCCCACACTGTCGTTCAGCCGCTCGATAAGCGCCCGGTTATGGTCAATCCGGGGCTGAATCTCCTCCGGTATGATATAATCGCCGATGTTGTCGATTGTGGATTTGTTCTCGGAAATCGACGAGCCATGCTCTTCAAGAATCCGGATTACCGCGGCTATCCGGTCTCTGATAGCGCCGACGTCGGCCGAGTGGTCCCTTTTCAGATTCCCAAGCTCTGAGCTAAGGTTTTTGTGGCGCTCATCATTGATGTAATTAATGAGCGCGTACAAAGTTTCGTACGTTACCCTCTTCCCTCCGTCTATCTCAAAACTATCCTCTGCGCCGAGCGATATCACCGGTGGCAGTTGGCCGATAGTATTGGAATTGGTCCGGAGGGCTGAGAGCACTTGCGTTACGATGCTTTGCAATTCATCCGATGTTAATGCCATATCAATATATTATTCGGTTAATATTCGTGGAAACGGCTCTATAACGATTGTCATCGTGCCGTCTTAACGCCATCTGGTTGTTGTGTTCGATTATGGGGTCAAGGTTGACGGAACGTTGCAGAGTCTGTGTAAAAACGAAACTGTCAACCCCCTCAAGCTGTACTGCGAGTTCGGGAGTATTGGATTCTTTGCGGCAATACTTCAAGCCATCGAAATACACATGTGAGCATGAAAGAATTCTGTTGAGCATTTCGCCGAACCATACCGGCACCCCCATGCTGCTTCCTAATGTAAAGCGCTTTTGGGTGGACTCAAGGCTATACAGTTGTGATACATCAGCGCTTTGCGTTACAAACTGCTCACTCTCGCAACTGAAGCTCCAGCCGCTGTCCTTAAAACCGCCGTGAACACGGAAATCGAAGAAATACTGCATACCGTCGATGAAAAACACCGCGTCGTTGCGCTGTCGGTTGTTTTTCATGGAATATTGTATGAGTGTCGTTTCGGAGAGAACCGTATCATTATCGGTAACTCTGAAAATTTCACTAACTCCAAATCCGGTAATGAATACCGAGTAGTATCCCGGCGGAAGTGTAAATGAAGAGAACAGCAACTGCACATCCTCGTTTATCGTCCACTCATTCCATTTTACCTGATACATCAGCTTATGACCGGGCTCCATGAAGACCTGGGCGATGCCGGACCACGGCAGCCGGCCGATGAGCTGAATGAGGATGCGGTCGGATGTTGAAAATGTCTGTATATAGTCACTGCCTATGCCATCGGTTTTGTGGCTGATGAAAAACAAAGGCGTGAACGGGCTTAGAATCATAATTCTATATCTTTTACGATTATCTTGTATTTGGCGGCCTCATTGCGGGCGTATTTAAAATCCACTTCTTTGATGAATCCTCGGTATAATACGCCCTGGTCCACTACTTCGACGAGTCGGTTCATGTCGGTGTAGTCGCTGACTTCATCGCTTGTAAACTCCACAACGCCGGCAGAGGCGAAAGAACCGCCCAGGGCTATATCGGCATCCATAGCCTCACCGCCGATAACTATGGCGCTGTTGCCGGTCGATGATGCGAACGTCAATATGAGGCCGTCCGACTGCAATCCGATATATCCTGCATTGGCATGTATGCAGGCCATAGGCGAGAACGCGCCGTTAAACACCATATCGCTCAACGCCCCGGTTATTTCGGTATTCCGGTCAAGCATCAGCGTATTCCCTTTGTGTTCGAGAAGAAGAAAGAATACATCCTTGTCGGAGGAGGAATCTGTTGTTGACTCTGCACGCTTCTGCAAGGCGAACTCTATACCATAGCAATCGGGACGGTATTTGCTCAGCATGGAAAGCGTTTTGTCGCTTGTGCTACACCCGGTGGTGTATGTATTGCTGAAATTGAACTCGTCACGGCCGTTGGTATTTTCATAATCCTTTTTATCGTAGCCGACAATAACAGTGGAATAGATAAGGGAGGCATCAACGGTGTATTTCAGATTACGGCATCCGCTGATTTTCACCGGCGGCATGTCGGATGACAGAAGTTCGGCACGATGCACAAAATGCACCGTCTGGCAGTCTTTGCCGAAATCTTCACGGCCGAATTCATACTCTATCGGAGTAAGAACCGGATGTTCAGGGTCGAACGGAGGAAAGGTATAAAGCTTTTTGGGCTCTGCCAGTTCCTCGCAGAACAGAATATCGGTCCGCGGATGATTGTCATCGCCATTGTAATACTCGCATCCGCTCCATTTGTCGTAATACCCATCGGGGCCGTGATAGAAGAAACACGCCTTGCTGCTGTTGTATAGGATGTTATCGGTGAAAACAACACCTGAATAGCGTCCCTGGCTGGGATACGGTGTGCCTACTATCCGGCCGAAAGAGCGGCATGCCTTGATTCTGGATTCCATGACGGGCCCCATATAGTAGACGTAGCCGAAGACCGTGCTCATCCAGTCCGCGAAATCGTTGAACGAGCTATACAGTTTGGCGCCGTCGATACCTCTGGCCACCTCGGCGGGGAGGATGTATGTGTTTTTAAGTCTTGTGTCGAAATCGCTGATAGCTACATCGACGTTGCACTCGTCGCCGGCAATCTTTCTGAGAAGCGTTCCGGCAAGCCGTCGGGGGCTGATAACATCCAGCTCCACACCGGCGCCACGGCTTATCCAACTGAATTCAAAAAGAGTTTTGATGAAACGAACCGACACATCGTTGCCCACCGTCGGGCCGGCACTGTAAGGAACTTCGATGAGAACTTTATCTTTGGCTTTGAGCTTCAAAATCTTCTCGCCTGAATCATATTTGATGAAATACTCGTCGATAGTCTTATCAGTGCTTTGCCATACAAAGTACGAGCCATTGCCGGTGTCGTGGCCTGTGTATATGCAGACCCATACAATATCTCCGACAAGAGCCCATCTCCCGGCGGCAGGTGTCTGGGCGGCATTCAGGGCTTCTTCTGAGTCATATTCCCCGGTAAAAGTATATTCGCCGTTGCCATAATAGCCTATCGAGCCGCCCCCGCCGTCGCCGGAGGGTACTGTAATGCCGTCGCGGATTACTCTAAGCTGAAGATTCAGCATCCCATCCGACTGGTCCTGACGATATGAAACATCCCATTTGAACGTTACGTCAACATCCTTTATCGCCTCGAAAAGATAGCCGTCCGGGGAATCGGTCTGGTCGTCGTTAAAATTGATAACGCCACCATTGGCTATTTCGGAACCAACATTGCCAACCCATATGGGGCTGCCGTTTGTATGAGTCACCAATATGTCGGTGCAATCATCGTAACTCAGCCCGTCGGTGAGCCCGTATGTTATAGACTCCCGGAGCGGCAGCCGGTCGTAGTAGAATGTGCCGTCGGTCTTTATATCGGAGCCTACGGCAAGTTTATAGGTAGTGCTTTTGCTGGATTTTATTTTTGCCGCAAGGCTGTCGTCGACGCTGCTTATCGAGAACGCCATCGAGTCGAATGAGACAGTTGTGAAGTCAAGCGGGCACACAAACCGACACTCATACCTCCATCTGTCGTCAAAGGTATGCACGGAAATAGACGCTTTGGCGGCATAGCCGTTCCGGATGTATGCAGCCAAAAGCATATCGCGCGCATAATTGACAAACTCGAACTGTGAAGAGAACGAGCGCACGACGCCATCGAACGAAGCCCTCTTGTAGGAGCATTTAATCTGCTCCCAGTTTTCAAGGTCGTCATCTCTCAGCTCATAGTCTGTGCCATCGATATGTAGTATATATTTAGTGCGCATTGCTGATTCTGCCTATTGTGGTTTTGGCAAAAATAAGTCAAAATCAGCCTGCATCGACGAAATGGCTTAAATACAGAAAAGATGATTAAGCGCATAATCTCACTTAACTTTTTGAGCCAGTGGATTATGCGCCAATCATAGTGATGGAAGCGACTTTACAGGCGGCACTTGCAGCCGCTTAAATTTCGCAGATAAGGTTCTCGACCTTGAAGCATCGGAAGCCGTTCTTCTCGGTGTCGAAATAGGCCATTGTCCGGTACGACGGTTTGGTGACCCTTTTCCCTCCGAGGGTGGCGCCTGCGGGTACATTCCTCAGTGTGCCGAGCGCTTTGCGGATGGAGCCGTCGGCTTTGGTGTAGTAAAACTCCACCACGCCCTGCCTCATGTCACGGGCAAGATAGTATAACCGCCAGGCTTTTGTCAGACATATGCGCCAGGCCTGCCCGGTAGTTTTCCAAAGCTGCCATGCATACTTCATCACTCTTGCGCGAAAATTGCTTCTCTTTTCCATGATTGGTGGTCTATTGGTTTGACTTGTAGTTTGTTATTGTTTGATTTAACTGATATAAAGTTAGCCAAATTAAACAATAGACACAAACAGAACAGCCGCCATTTTACCACCTTAACATTTACTGACGTTTATACTTCAAGAGTCCTGCGGAGCATCTTCCGGCCTAAGTGGACCCGGCTTTTGACCGTGCCTTCCGGGACGCCCGTTTTCATTGAAATCTCCTCGTAACTGAATCCCATGGCATAGAGCATCACACTCTCTATGCCGCAAGACTTCATGCTGCAATCGTGGACTATGGAAAAGATTCTGTTGACAGAGGCCAGTTGGTCGGCGTATTCCTCGCATGAGTAGGGGTCGTAGTCGCAATAGCCGGTGAAAAGCACACATTTACGACGGTTGTACTGTGTGATGTAAGTGTTGGCCATAATGGCCAGAGCCCATGGCTTGAAGCTTCTTCCGGGGTTGAATTTCCTGCCTTGACTAAGGCATTTGTAGATTGTCTCGCCGGCGAGGTCGTCGGCATCCATAGGATTGGCATAGTATCGGCGCGCTTTCTTCCTGATCCAATCGGCATGTTCCACTACAAGTTTGTCTATGTTCATCGCTCCGATAATTTGGAGTTGAACATATTCCGCACGAATTGCCTCTCTTTTTCGGCCTGCGCCCTCATTCTGCGGGCGGGACGGTGCAGACGCTCGATTACCGCGTCAACACCGGGCTTGTGTGTCATGTGCCGGCGCAGAATCAGCAGCTCGGCCAATATTCTGTCACATTTTCTCTCTATGCGGTCTAAAGCAGACCGGCAGCGCTTTTTACTTTGATTGTGTTTCGTCATATTCATTGCTGTATTTGCAATGTGTTACTAACGAAATACAAAAAAGTGCGGTGATGATATAAAATAGTCCGCCGAAAAATCCGGCGGACTATCAAAAACAGCTCTTATAAAGTCAACTCTCAGACTTTGCCTTTACTCAGTGCGGCGGCTTTAGCCTTGATTTCCCGGTTGTGCCGCGCTATGAGATTGGCATAGACGGTGGCTTTCATTACGGCCGTATCGATCTGAAATCTGAAATAGGCCATTAACGACGCCGTCTGCTCGTCGAACATCCGGCGCACATGGGCGACCTCTCCGCCGCCGGCACTGTTCTCCGATTCGATTTTTCTCACTATGCTCCTGGCCCGCTCGAGGCGCGAACGTACCTCAACGGCAACCCTCTTGTCGGTAATCGCACGGATATTGATGCCGTATTCCGCCATCACCTCCCGGGCTCTGTCATAATGGCCCATCTCGACGAGACTGTTGCACATTCTGAAAGCTATCACCTCTATCTTGGCCTTTATGAGGTCTTCGACCCTGCCGAGAAAGCTTCGTGCTCCTGTGCGGTCGGCAATCTCCTTGTATTCAAATACGATGTTGCGCATGGCGATAGCCAGCCTGGAATCCGATACAATCTCATGTTTGCCGTGCAGCACGCCGGTATTGCCGCACACAAGGTCCACAAACTGATTTACAGTCAGGTGTTCAAGTGTTTCAATCATATCCTCTGTTTAAAAAGTTCGTAACGCGCATTTGCCGCATCCTCTTTCTGTTGCCTGGTCTGGGCGCGGATGAGGCCGGCGAGTTCGCGGATGCCTCGTTCAAGCCGGGAATAGTCGTTGTTCACCACAACCGGAGCGGCCGTGCGGTCATTTTCCGGCAGAGAAATGAGCCCCGGCAGCTCCTTATCAAGCATTGATATATCCGGCAAAACAGAGGCGCCGGCCGGTATATCTACAAGCGTGGGTTTGTCGGGAGTGAGCCATGTATCGCCGTTGAACATCACAACCTCGTGGCGGCCGCCATCTCCGACTATGGCCGGGCCGCCTTTGTGATAATCAGTACCCTTGGCGTATTTGGGAATGGGGGTGGCAAGCACTGTGGCGAGTTCAAGAGCGCCAAGAGCGCCAACTACTGCCATCATAGGCAATGCAGTGGGCCACCCTGGGTCAACCCATAACTTCATGATTGCCATGGCTGTATTTAAACCGATATTCATAGCCGAAATGGCTTTATCATAGATAGCTTGTTTTCGCTTCAATTGAGCCTTTTTGCGCTCAAGCTCCTCGTGTTTCTTGGCCGTCTTTTCTTCGGCTACTCGTTTGCGCGCTTCGCCTTCTTCCTCGGTAATAACTTTTTTCTCTACAAGAGCCGATATGCGCTCCTGTTCATCATTACCAGCCTGAGTGTTTGCTTCCTGATACTCTTCGAGTTTATCCAATTGAGCGGAATAGCTGTTTCCGATAAGCTCGTTTATTTGATTCATGGCATCTTGGGCGGCTGTCATCCACTCCATGGCTTTATTTATACGCCTATTATTCATATCCTCGTCGGACTGAACCTTTCGCTCATTCTCGGCTAAAACATGGTCGGTGACCGCTTTCTCGAGTTTGATTCTTGCGGCGGCGAGGTCCTTCTCAATTTTCTCGCGGTCTTTGGCCGTCAAGTCGGAGTTCTTGAGCAGACCCTCGAACATATTAACGGAAGCCCGGGCCGACTGTATGGCGTATTTCTCGGCTATCTCGGCTGACTTGGCCTCATAACGCGCCTTTATCTGCGCCCGCTTTGCCTCATTGGAACCGGCGAGCTCCAGCTCAGCGGCATATCTGCTCTGCAACCTCACGAGCTCGGCCATCATATTGTTGTCGCGGTCAGACTGGGCCTCTGCAAATTCGGCGGCATTCTTCTCGATGAGCTTTCGCGAATGCTCCTCTTCCAAATCTTCACGAAGTCCGGCGTACTTCTCGGCAAGATCGATGCGCATCTGCTCGGCCATCTCCGATGCAATCGTCTTATTGTTCTCAGATTTCACCAGCGCCGCGAGTTCTGCGTTGTACTGATTGGAGAGGGCTTTCATCTTCCATTCAAATTCCTCCTGCGAGCCGGATTGAACCATAGACAGATGCAGGGCGATGAAGTCGGCTTCGGCTTTGTTGGCGCGGTCAATCTGCGAGGCCTGGATATCGGCCAGTTTCCGCTGATGCTCGGCTTCAATTCCCTGTATCTGATTGTTCAGAGCCTCCCGGAGTTTAACCTCGGTATCCTTTGTTTTGGCAAGTTTGGCCCGCAGGTCCTCAAGCTGACGGTTGTAAGACAGCATCTCGGCCTGACGCTGACGCTCCAGGCTGTCGGTGATGATTTTCAGAAGCGCATCCTCACCGGCACGGACCGCTTTCTTCAGTTCCTCGGCCTGCTTCCTGGCATCGTCGGCGCCGGAAGAAGAGCGGCCCGACGAACTGACTTTCTTTGTCTCGGCATCTTCTGCTTTTTTGATATTTATCTCGGCATACTTCTTCACTGACGCAACAATATCTTCATACTGCTTGCGGGTCAGTTCTCCGTTGGCATACATCATGGCCGCCAACTGAAGCTGCATCCTCTTCTCCTCCTCAATAATCTCTTTCTTGTAGGCGAGTGTGCCGATAGCCTGTTCACGCTCGTAGGCATTGACCTCCGTCTGTATTTTCAGCAGATAATTGAGACCATCCTCCTTACTTGCCTTAAAGTCGTCATCAGCCTTTTTCTTGGCCTCAAGGGCTTCTTTGTATTCGTCCTCATCTTCATCATACAGCTTGGAAGCCTTACGGAACAAATCGTCGTAGGCGTCCTTTTCCGCCTGCTTGTTCTTGAGGCTCTCAACCAGCAGCTCGGCCTCGGTGGCGCCCCGCGCTTTCATCCGCTCAATGAGTTTGTCGTTGGATTCGCACAGCTCCTCAATGGCTTGTTTCTGCTGCTTGTAGCTCTCAATCGCTTCATCGCTCGTGCCGAAGAATGCGGTGAACGCTTTGACGAGACCCCACACGGCCGCGATACAGGCGACTATGGCAACCACAACCAATCCGATAGGGTTGGCGTTTGCCGCGGCGTTGAACGCCCACTGGGCCGCCGTCAATGCCGCTGTTGCAATGGTGCCTTTCCCCTGGGCGGCGGTATGGAGATTCTCGGCCGCCGTGCGCAGTTTGGTCTGCAAAAGGTTGACGCCCTGCATCACGGCCGACTGTTTCTGCAATGAATTCTGAATCGACTGCATGGCGTTTGATGCCACCAGTGCCGCCTGGAGTTTGGTCTGTACTTTTGCCAGGTCCTCGGAGCTGATGCCGAGCATCTCGGCCGCCCCGGTTGCGAGACCGAATCCGTCGATAGCGAGTTTCAGGGTGCCTCCGAGCTGGTCGAAAGCACGCGTGTCGGAGGCTGCATTGGCTATGGCCTGGTTCGTGTCGGCTATCGCGTCTTTGAGGACACCAGCTTGCTCTGTGAGGTCTCTGATGTGGTCAGCAAGAGCTCTGCCCTCGGCCGATGCTTTCTCCTCATCCGAGAGATTCTGATACTCGATTGAAAGATTGGCGATTTCAAGCACAAGCTCTTTGAGGTCTTTTTTCAGAGTGGCTTTCGATGCGGACCCTGCGGCGATAACCTTGTCATTCGCGGCTATCTTGGCGTTGAGTTCGGCAATTTTCTGCTGAGCATCCTCGCCCGACTGGTCGACCTGCTTCAAAGCTTCCATCAGCCTTTTGTTCTGAGCCTCGGCCTCGGCGGCCGATGTTGCCTGCACCTCCATGATGTCGCTTACATCGGTGAGGCGCATGGAGTTCTCGGCAAGCTTCTCGTTGATAAGGGCAACCGTCTCGGCATATTGGGCGTCTGAGGTGTCAAGCATGTTCCTCGCCTCAAGCAATATCTTGCTTTGGTCTGAAACGTCCTTTGTTGTGACGGCCTGCTGATTGAGGGCGGCCATAAGGCTTTCGGTGCTCACCACGCCGTTCTGCCCGGCTATGGCATAATTGCCAACATTGCGCTGGAACTCCCCCATATCGGCGGCAACATCTTTGAGATGTGCGTCAAGATTCTGAATGGAGGCTTCGAGTTCTTTGCCGAAATCAGCATTGCGTCCCTCCTCGCTCAAATCCTTGTATGCCTTTTTCAGCAGCTCCAGTTGCTGCGACATGTGCACATAGCTGCCTTCCTGGGACTGAGCCGCCTTTTCTTCCGCGGTCATTATCTGAGTGAGGGTTCGCTTCTCTTGCGTCAGAGACCGATGCTGCGCAATCAGTGCGGCCTGCTTCCCGGTGAACTGCTCCATTGTCATGAGACCCGCTGCAAGTGCCTTCTCATTGTCGGACTGGGCCTTTTTATTTTCCGCGAGCTGCCGGGTGATTTTGGCGAGGCTCCGGGTCTGATTCTCATATGTGTCATGGAATCTGTCAAGGAGATTCTTCACCTTTTCATGCTCGGTGTATGTTTCCCGCTGGGCTTTGTTGACTTTTTCCTGCTCCATGAGCTGCCTGGAGATGGTGTTGGTGGTATTGGCCACAATCCGGCTCTGCTCGGCCATGACGTCGTTCAGCCTGCGGCCGGCATCGGCGGCTTCTTTGCTTTTGTCTACAAGCAGCTTCTCGAGTTTGTCAATGTCGCCGATTACGCGCACTTTTATATCCACACCTTTTGCAAGCTCTTTCGCCGTGTCGGTGTATGTGTCAAGCAGCCCGCGTATCTCTTCGTCGAGCTCCTTGATTTTATTTATTGTCTACTGCGGGACAAGGTCTGTTATTTTTACATTACTCATCAGTATGGGGTTATATATTCTACGATTGGTTTGTCTAACTCGTCGGAAATCCGGGAGAATCCATAGGTGCCGTCCGCGTTTTTGTAGAGGGCTACGGTCTCCTGTTCCATCACGGCCAATGCTTTTGCGAGCCGTCGTATGCGCTCGGCCTCCTGGCTGAACCGCTTGTTTTTACAATTACAGCTCATCGGTATCCGCAATCTCTGAAAAATGATTCTATCGCCGGCAGCATGAAGTTGGCATTGAAGTACCCTATGGCCGTCGGGCCGATATCGAGCAGGCAGTCACCATATTTGGCCACAATCGCCGGGCCATTGCCATTGCCGGGGTCTATGTCAAGCCCGTAACCATTGGGGGCTGCTGTTATCTCGGAATAGAATACGCCGGTGATATAGAGGTTGGGGACGTCGTCGGGGCGCGGCGGCAAACCGAGCACAGCGCCTGACACCTGAGTGGAGATGCTGCGCTTCCATGCCTTGTAGTCTTTGGCGCGATGATACCAGAAACCAGCCTCATCAAAATACGGGTCATTGTCGTAAGTGGGTGTGAGATGGTTCTCCTCTCCGTCAAGACCGCTGAGCATCTGCTCCTTGATACATGAAATCACTACATCGGAGTGTTCGGCCAGGCATCGGGCGCAGGCCGCCTCGAAACCCGCGGCAATACGTCCTATAATATCGACCACATCTTCAATGCTCATGGCGTTGTGAAATAAATGGGCGGAGATGTTCGCACCCCCGCCCGTGATTCAACTTCGGATTCGTACTTCGCTACTTCCTCCGGGTTCGCCGGGGTCTGACGATGAGGTCGTAGGCCTGCGAGAGCATCTTCTTGCGCGTATCGATATCGCGGTTCTGCCATAGCACCCCGATATGCCGCGATTCAAATTCCTCCCGGCTCATCTTTTTAACCTCCTCGTCGTTGAAGTTCACACGCTCGAATATCATACAGCCTGTTCTATGCCTTTGATGCCGTTTTCGTAGAGCACATTGGCGGGTTTGAGACTCGGCACGACACCGTCATCGGATGCTATTACAAGTGTGTCGTCGGCTTCATCGTATGTTACGGCGGTGGCAGAACCGTTGATCACGCCAGTGCCGGCCTCTGCGATGAGGGGACCATAAATTGATGTGACGTCAAAACCGCCCTTCACCTCAAGCAGCCTGTACTTGTTGCCGGCCTCGCCGGCTTTTACAAGCGCCACGGCAACGAGCCCCAGGACTAACTTGTTTGTATTAAGTTCAAATCCGAGTTTGATGTAGTTGAACCTGACCTTTGACAGCTTGGCATCCTTGTGGCAGAGCACAATCTGCATGGTGGGTCTGGCCGATGATGTGGCAATCGGGGAAGATTCGCCATATACGCTGCTCATGGGATAGCCGGCGAGAGTGTCGGTGCCGTCGTCGATACCATGCAGGAAGTTGTCCTCGTCAATGAAATAGGCATCCCATTGGGAGTTCGCCGTCTGCATCAGCGACGCATCAAGCTCGGGGTAGTATTTTTCGAGGTCAAATGCATCTTTGCGGGCGGAAACGCCGGTGACCTGCTCAGGGCCCCAGCCGGTTGCCGCAGTCTGCACCTCGCCGCCATTCTTGGCGTATTCGCAGAGCCCCGCTATTCCATAGGCACGGGAGCTGTGCTCGGCATGGATGAGTTTCTCAAGTTTTTCAGCCGTCAGGTCGGCGGGAAGCTTGGTGCCGGGCGGCACGAGAATTACGGCGCGCATTTTGCCGAAATTGGGTGGGCACTTGGAAGTGCCGGTGTAAAGCTGTGCTGAATCGCACGTTCTGGGTGTTCTCATTGTTATCTGCAATTAGGAAGTTTTACTTTTAATTCAAGATTGGTGATGTTAATGGCATCTATGGGCTCACTGACGGTATCCCCGGTACCGGTGTGAGCGCCATATCTGCCATATGAGTAGTTTTCAGAGTATTCGTGTGGCACGTGTCTGTTGTAACCGAAATCGAGCCGGGCATCTTCCTGGAGCGCTTCGATGAATCTGTTATAAATCGGGCGGAGAATATTCCTGAAAGATGTTTCAAGACGCTGCTCGTTGCTCCAGCCTGTTTCAGAGGGGCAGGCTATGAGTATCCTGACTTTCGCCCGGGAGTGATAGTCCGGGGAATTGCGCTGCTCGTTGAACGGGCAGAACAGGGCTATCATCGGGAATTTCATATCGGTTCCTCCCGGCGATTGGCTCAAATCGTCAAGCTTGTCTTTCACATAGCGGGCATTGCCGAAAACATAGTGAATCGGCGGGCAGGGAATCTCGCCGGCAACACCTTTCCGCCCTACGACAGTAAGTGTGCAGTCAACGGCGGTTTCCCTTACCACATCCGCGATTATCTCTATTATTTCCCGGCTTTTGCTCATAGATTGAGTTGATTGATTTTGGTCAACATATCGCTGCTGATGTTTATACCGGACAATGTGCATCCGGACGACTGGCACCACTCGGCAAACCGGCGGTGCTTATTCACCATGGAGTTCCACGCATTCACCTGACGACGGATGGGCGCTACATACTCGTTTGCGCATTTGAGCCTCACAAGTCCCGTTATGGTGCTTTGTGAGGAGGTGTCGCGGAGGATACGGAAGAACACATAGTCAGCGAAAGATTCACGCAGACGCTCACACACTGCGTCGATATTGGCGTTGCATGTGGGGTTCTCGTCCTCCTCAAGACACACAAGATATGCGTTGACCTTGTTGCCCACGGTATTGCCGAGAATACCGGCAAGATACTCTTCCTGGTACTCGGAAATATATGCCTCTATCGCGTCAGCTACTTCTGTGGCATTTGCATTGGGCAGCCTGCCGACCGTGCCGAGGGATGCATTCAGGATGCGCCGTGGCCCTTTGGTGAAATAAGAACAGTCTATAAGCATCTTTACTTTGACTTTTTAGAACGCCGTGTGGTCTTTTTTGTGGTTTCTGTTTCCTTGGAATCAGTCGCCGGAACATCTTTGGTATCATTGATTACAGGAGTCTTGTCATCTGCATCGAGGTCAGCCTCCAGCATATCTTCTACCTCGACGTTCTTGTCATCCACAGCGTCGGGATTTTCACTGTTGTCTGCCGCATTTTCGGCAGGCTCTGTGGCATTGGGAACGGTGAGTAATGACAGCCGTTCTTCAAGTTCCGATATGCGGGCATCTTTTTCCCGCAACTGTATGACTGTTTCGTCACGCTCATTCTTGAGACGGACTACATCATCACAAGCCGGACTTGTGGCCGGGAGAATTGCAAGCAATCCCCGGCGCACTTTGTCGCGGCATAAACGGCGGACGAAATCGAGTTCCTGGGATTCACCCCTTACGATTATGTCCATTACCCTTCTGTTGTGATGGTTGTAGTTGAAGAAACAGGTTTGGTGATGGCCAGCTTGAGCTGGTTCATGTCTCCATAAGCGAAAGTCCACGGCATGTAAACCGGGAAGATTACCTCTTCCTGAACGATGAGGACAACCTCGTTGGTGAGCTTGGTCTCAACGTCCTCGGCCCATTCGAGAGTCAGTGAGGTATAGTCAACGAGGTGGGCACCGGCGTTGAGGTCGCCGAGCATATATTTGCCTGCGGGGATGCCTGCGTATTCCACCACGGGGCGAGATGCGATGTACTTGATACCGTTTACCACCTTGACCAGGCCGAGATTGCGCCCGAGCGCGTCTTTCTCGCTGTCGATGGCGTTGACTGTAATCGGGTTCAGCACGAGGAAGTTCGGGAAGTACTGGCCGAATGTCATCACGGCGAAAGCGGTCTTGATTACATCCTCGGAGTTGGGGGCTTCAATGCTCTTGAAAGCAGCATTGTTCACCTTGAAAGTCATCTTGGCGGCAGAGGCCTCTTCCTCGGAGATGGCCACGCCGAGCAGGAGAACCTGACGGTCGGTGACTTTGACGACGTTGTGGGTGGCGTTCAGATTGGCATTGGAGGTGGCTCCGGTGAACGTGATGGCCATGCCGTCGAGTACGAGAGGCTGGGGATTGGTAAACTCCACGAGAGCGTCAGCACCACCATTGTAGGCGGTGACGCTCTGGACGCTTCCGGCCTTACCCTCAACGATGTTGTCAGTGATGATTTTCTCAATGGGCATGACTCCCTTGTGGTTGGCGATACCGAGAAGATTCTCGCCGTTGCCGTCGCCGAAAAGGATATTCCAGTCTTCGGCCATATATACGGCCTCGGGCATCATGGCGAGGATGTAAGAGCGGAGGTATGCGCGGCTTTTGAGCATACGCTTGGAGATGCGCATGTGCGTACCGAGGCGCTTGGTTCCGGTCTGTACTTCTTTTGTCTTGATGCTCGATTCCGGCAGACGACCGTTTTCTGTGACGTATCGTGCGTTGCGGTCCATGGAGTTCACCTGTGTGAATGCAAGGTTCGGGAACGCCGGATCACCGGACAGCACCTGAAGAATCTCTCGCATGTGCAGGGGCTTGTTGGCGATGGGCGATACAACGCGGCTCTGCTGCTGAGTGATAAGGTGTGTGCCCTCGTAGTTGTCGGTCATCGACACGACTTCTTTGAGAGAGAACCCGTCGAACTGACCGGACTTGCGAGTGTTTCCGGCGGCGAAGTCCTGGAACTTCTCGCTGTCGAACATAGCCTGAAGCTTTTCGTCGAACTTGTTGATGGTGTGCATCGAGATGCCTTTCTGCTTGAGCTTCTCAACAGTCTCAGCCGTGGATTTGAGCTGCTTGACAAGTTCGGCATTTTCCTTGCGGAGTTCCGCAAGAGCCTGAGTGTTGTTGTCAGACATCTGCTTGCTGAGTTCGGTCAGCCGCTTGGTGAGAACCTCGTCTGAAATCAGACCGTTGTTCGACTTGTTGATGGCATCGGTGAAAGCACCTACCATCGCGTTGATGAACGTGCGCTGCTCATCGGGGAGTCCGGCTGTCTTGATGCCGAAAATCTCCTGAACTTCTTTTTCTGTCAAATTAGCCATAGTGAGCTATGAAATTAGATGGTGATTGTTTTACTTTTTTGTAGCTGCGTTGAGAGATGCCCAGAAAGAGGATGACGGTGACGGAGTCGGCACGTCGGCCGATTTCTTCTTTGTGTCGTCATCTTTCTTGCCCTCTTCATCTTCGGGCTTTTTCTCCTTGACCTCGTTTGGCGTGGACGGATCCGCAACGAGTATGTTGTTGGAGCGGTATACGCGGGACCAGCAGTGCGGACAACGCACATAGGCAAAAGCATCGACAATGCTCTTGGTTGTTATTTCTTTCTTGGTAGCCGCCATGCCGTCGATAATCGACGATACAGCAGCCTGAATTTCGGGGCGGTAGTGTTCTATCCGGCGGCATGCCTCATTGCGGGCAATTGACGATACGAACTCCGAAGCCGCATCCTGCACCTCCTGCGAGAAAGTATGCTCCGGCTCGTTGTCGTAATCGAATTGATGACCGCAACACGGACACGTCACAATCAAGCCGCCGCCAAGTGATTTGAGTAGCAGGTTGAGTTCCATATCGTAGTTTTTAAGTCGCTCGTCGGAATATCCGCGCTGCTTTAACGCCATGCGGATTAATTCAACGGCATCTCTAAGCTGGTCCTCGGTGGCACTCTTCAACCCTACAAGGAATGTCTGGGGATTAGCGCCCCATCCGGTCAGCGTGGAGTATTCGAGCATTTTCCACCTCACAACCTTGCGGCGGTCTTCCTCATCACGGGCGAGAGCCTTGACACCGATGGAGTGTTCAAGGGTTCGGCCACAATCGCGGAAGAGCTTGTAATCTTCCAGAATGTCACGGCCAATCTGCTTTTTGAGATTAAGCTGTCCCGTCATAATGAGGTTGTTGTCCTTTTCCTCGCCTGACAGTGGCACACCCAAAAGCTGGCGCGTGTCGTGGTTCAGATACCAGCGCATTTTGTGCATATCATCGCGGAGTGTGTCCACGAATGACCCTGGCATCGAGATGTCGTGCTGTGCGTCCTCGATGCCTATACCGTTCACGCCTACGGTGACGATACCTTTCTCAGATACATCCAGTGCTTTCGTTTCGTACTGGAGGTTAATCATCTGTTCTTTCATTACTTTCTCCTTTCGAGGGTTTATTATTGGGTTGATTGTTGTCTATATTCTTATCTCCGGGCTGGCCGGTGTTAATCTGAATCGGTGAGGTCTGCGCCTTTATCACGTTGTCCACTTTGGCTATCTCATCGGGAGTCATCTCGAACTTGGTCTTGTCGAATATGTCGCCATCAAGAGCGTCCTCGTGGATTTGAGAACGCCAGTCGTTGATGGAGATTAGTCCGTTGTTAAACTGCGACAAGCAGCGTTCATTGACGAGTTTCTTAACCTCTTCCGATTCTTTGAGTCCGACTTGCAGGCAGGCCACATCATTGAAATCGCAATCGAGATAAAGACCTTTGGCCTCCAATCCGAGGAATTGTGTAATGGTCTCACAGAATCGCTTGGCTGCCGGTATTATTGTAGATGTATATACACCTTTCTCCGCAGAATCTCGATTAGCGTATGTCGACTGGTCTTTACGGGGCACTAAATCCGCAGGAATGCCGAACACAGAGGCTATTTTGATAGCGTCCTCAAGGGTCTCATCAAATGGCTGCATCTCGGCGATGGAGGAACTTGTCTTTATGAAGTTCACCGGAATATCGGTAATTGCAAACGGAGACTTTCCCTCTTCGAGTCCATATTTGCTATTGAACTCTTTGCGCAGTTCTTCCTTTTCCGATGGCTCAAGAGCAACAGTGCCGGTAGGGTCTTCCTTTTGGGCTACGATAAAGCCGAGAGCACCACGTTTCAGAAAAATCACATTGCGGGCCTCATAAACTGCGATGAGGTTTGCTATGGGCTTTTTTACTGACAACAGGCGGCTTTCCGCTTTCAAGTATCCATTGCCTCTGATCAGTTCAGGTATGCCGTCGCGGTCATGCCATATCTGCCAATAAGGTATGGTCAATCCGGAATATGCGTCGAGGTTGAGCGTATAGCCTTTTATCAGTTCGTCAATGTTGGCTATTCCGAATATGGGCACACCATAGCTGTACTCCATCGGTTTGACCTCGACGAGATGAGCCGGCAGACTCCAGTAATTGGAACACCATTGAAATTTGATGGCATCCGGTCCGACGGAGTCAGCCATTGATGCACGGAAGAACGCATTGCCGGTGGCCAGTTTATAGACAAAATGCTGATAGACGATTTCTCGCCATGTCATAATCGGGTTCGGCTGTTTGAGGATTGTATCGGCGCCAAGGCGGTTACACCACACAAGACTGTCATCTTTTACCCTCTTCAAGTCAAAATGAGCCTCTGATATGCGTTTAGCTATATAGTCAATAGGCCAGAATACTTCCGGGATAGTCTTAAACATCTCTATGAAGTTGTTGCCGACTACTGACGGGTGAATAAGTCTGTCAAGCATTGACAGAATATTCTGGTATCTGAATGCATCTTCAACAATATTGTGTGCACCTCGGTCACCCTGGTTGTTGGGCTGCGGTATGATTTCCGCTTCTTCAACCGGAGCTTCCGTCTTTTCTTTGGTGCTGAATAATCGCCGTATGAGATTCATGCTTTGTTCTTTTCTCACAAATTAAAGCACAAATCCAGTCTGTTTCGCCAAATCCCCGAAAAACTGAATTTTCGCCACCTTCAAAAATGTAACCTAATTTACTATTCTTTAGGCGATTGACGTACTACTGTTGTCAAAACTGAATTTTACAACGAACTGTATAAAGCCACTCAAAACGGCACTTGCCTCTATACTTTCACCCGTGGCGCGGTTGTAGTCGAATAGGTTGGTCATGAATTGTGAGTACTCTACATCTTCCGTCAATTTGGTATCGTTGAACAGCAGATGGTTCTTCACGAAGTCAGATGTAGCAGCTATGCGCCGGTCAACATCTGCAACTTCATGCATGGCTCGGACATTCGGTATCTCCTTTCGCAAATCGCGTACAAATCGGAAATATGCAGGTGCGCACTCGATGATGGTTTGCTGGCTCCCGGCATTTACCAGAATCTCGGCTATTTCATCGGTAGAGGACGTTTCCCTCAACATCAGATTGACTATGTGCCATTTCTCGCCGCACAGCTTGCCGTGGACCAGAGCAAATTTGCCATTGATATTCGGCATGGCATAGACAATCTCACGGCTATACTTGCACTCAGTATCGGGATTGTAGAAATGAACGATACCATCACGGGCATATAGGTTACGTTTGCGACGGTTAGAGAACAACAGGAACTTCTCTCGCACAAGATCTGCGACAACATAGCGGAATGTGTCGGAGATGTGTCCGTGTTCCTCATAGGTCTGCATGGTGATTTTATTCTTGATTTTTGTTTTGAGAATTGCCCCGTTCTCATCTTTCTGCACGCTCATGTAGTCCTCAATCGAGATGGTACAATGTTCACCGATGATGATACGGATATCGGGTATAATCTCATCAAAGATGGCGTTGATAAATTCGCCGGTCATCGGCACACTCGGATTCTGCTTGCCTACGCAGTCAATAACCTCTATGCCCTCGGCTTGTAGGGTAGATATTACAAGGTCGAGGAATGAGCGTTTTTGGTCGTCAATGGTGTTGGCATGGCGAGTTGAGGCATCACCATGCAGATATATACGGTCAACTCCCAATTCCCTACATTTTGCCGCTACAAGCAGAGCACTTTTACGGGCGGTATTATGTGGGCTCTCGGCCGCAATCTCATCTATCTGGCGAATCTTAATGCCTCCGGGTGCAGGCTCAATACCTCGGCCAAAGTCATATTCAATCTGCCAGAATGTGTAAGAGATATAAGGCAGCACGTTGTTATCGACGCTTACATGGAGTGCGAGGTCGGGATTATATTTGCACTCTGCCGTGTGCTTGCCACGGTTGAACGAGCCGAAGAACTCGGAACCGGTACGGATAACACCCCATTCGCCCAGCGCGTACACGTTGTAGTAGTCGGTGTCGTTGATACGGTCTTTCTCAAAGTCGGCGATACACTGTTCATCATAGTAGCCGTATGTTCCGTCCGGCGAACCGACAACCCAAAAGTTATTAAGGTAGGTGGACTGGATAACAACAGTGTCGGGGGCGTGTTCCTCTATCTCCTTTGTGCGAGGGTTCAGAATCATCTTCGCCTCGTTCATCCGTATTGATTTCACGGCAGTAAGTTGTGAGGGTATCTTCCTCCCGGCAATCTCTATCTCCATCGGAACATCATGCCACTTCTCTATATCAAATACCTCCTTCTTTATCCAGTGCGTCTCCTTGATGGGATTGAATGTTGTGATAATCTGCTGGCCTACTTTACCGCGCAGACGCTTACGAACCTGCTTGTAGTCCTCGCTGGTAAATTCAGACCATTCATCAAGTACGACACGTTTGTAGTTGGAGATACCCTTTATCTTTTCCGGGTCGTCGAGGCCGCCGAAATCAATCTTGGCCCCATTCGGTATACAAATAATCTGCCTCACCCCGTCCTTGAACTTGAACAGACTGAAAATGCCGAGCTGCTTGGCTGCAACCTTGAAATCTTCGTAGATGGTTTTGCTGATATACGCCCCAACCTTACGCATTACGAGCGTGTTCTCACCGTCCCATAAGGTCATGATGAGAATAAGCTGTGCCACACTGTATGATTTGCCGGAAGATGAACCGCCGAACAGAATTATCAGTCGTATGGCCACATCCTGGAGCAATTTCATCAGATGGAAGCCGAGGGGGTTGAGCTTCTTGAAATTGATTTGCATTGATCTTGATACTTTGAAAGGATTACAGGGCGTTTTGCTTACGCGGTTTTGTATTTTCCCGGGGATTTTTCCACCTGTTTTGATAATATGCAATCGAACAATGCGATTTTGCTTATACTCACATTACTCTTGATCATCGTCAAAACCAATGCGCAGCTCTCCCGATACGCTGTTGTGGGTGGTTATGTTTAGGTCTTTGGCAGAGGCGTAGCCGAGCACGTCTATAAGCCTTTTCTTGGCGGCATCTTTATCGACATCGGGGACAAGCCTCTTGCCATTGCGTGTGAACTTCAGCAGGCGGCGTATCTCTTTGGGTATCTCGTGGAGGTAGCGCATTCTCCATTGGTGCGTTTTCTCATCTTCTATCCAGAGTGTCAATGGGTCGAGGTCGAGTATCTTTACATCATCGGAGATGATGCGCTCCCGGCTGATTGTAGCGAGTCTCGCGCGCTCCTCTTGCAGTTGCTCAACCCTTTGGGCTATCTTTGGGTCACTCATCAGCAAAGATGCCGATGTGTAATGGGTGCTTGCCTTAGCGTCATTCTTGCAGTTGTAGGCTTTTCGGTATGCTGTAACAAGAACACCTCTTGTGTCGGTACCGTAGGCATCTACGACGTACTGACAGAACAGCTCCTGTTGTGCGGTAAGACCGTGTTTATTCTTCTTTCGTGCCATTGTGATGATGTATGAGAGGTTTTATATAATTCGGGAATAAAATTGTATATAATCAGAGGCTGAAATTGTAGTCGGATAACAGCCAAAGAAAAAATAGATAGAATGGATTGCTGTTGTTCATATTCATGCTTTGTCTTTCTCCCGCCCTTGAAAAATTTTCCGGATATGCTCCAAAAATTGCCGTTTTTGGCCGTTTTGCTTTCGTTTATTGAACTTTTATTTCCAAAACATGGTGGGGATTGAGTAAAATTCATGGCCGGGAGAGTGGATTTTAGCGGTTATTGATGCCTATGATGCTGAGAACAAAATCACGATCACCGAGTAACGCGGCAGTTGCCGTTAATGTGGTGCCGGTAGTGATGATGTCATCATAGACTATCACCCGCCGCTCGGCGATGGGCCGCAACAGCATGAAGTCAGGGTGCAGACGGTCATGGTTGATGCACTGCAAGGCATCGCCATAGAACGAAATGCCGAGAGTGTCGGAGATTATGCGGCATACCTCGGTGGCAAAATGGAAGCCATCGGCGTGCAGGCGCCTCGGAGTGGTGATGATACACCAATCTGCCGTATTGCCGATGAATGTTGTGATGAATTTGCACGCAACATCGGCGAACATCGCGGCATGATCTGCCGAGGATTTAATCTCCCGAAATGTCAGGCCCTCCTTGCTCCGCTTGAACTGC